CGTCGAGTACGCACCGGGACTGGCAGCGTTCTGCTGCATGCCGAGAAATCCGAGCAGCGGGAAACTCGGATGCGGCGAGCGGACGTCCTGCTGCTCAGGCACTGCCTGCTCCGTGCACGATGGCGTTGGCGAACTTCGTCGCATAGCCCGCAATGGTGCTCGCCTGGTCTAACCCATTCACAATCTTCCGGGCATTGTAGAAGTCGGTTTGCGCGTCGTTGATGTACTTCCCGAGCCCGACGCCCGTGAAATCCCCGTCCTGCATCCCGCCAAAGATAATCTCGGTTGCAATCTGCAGGTCCAGTGCCAGGTCGGCGGTCTCCACGAGCTTCCCGTTCAACTGGAGCTTATCGTCCTGCTTCTGGTAATTTTGATACCAAGTCAGTTGCACGAAGCCCCTGCCATAGTAGACCTGGTCATACGGACCATCGGGGACACCATAGGGCTTCCCCGCGCCCTTCCCGTATTCGCTTATCGGCTCCATGGTCTGCGCGGTCTCGTGGAACGTCGTGGCGAGTAGATACGCCAGCCAGCGGTCATCCCAGCGCTGCGTTTCCCCGTAGTCGAGCAGTGCATTCTGCCCGTCCACCTGGGGCTGCGTCATGTGCCCCGAAAAGAGCGCGCCGCGCACACTGTCAAAGTAATATTGCCGATTGATCTTCCCCGCCGCCATACCTTCAGCTCCTTCGGGGGCTCTGCCGGATATACATGGTCCAGCGGCTCATGGTGCCAGCATTGCCCGAGCCTTGCTGGCTCATGCTGGCATAGAGTCCGAACGACCAGATGGACTCATTCTGCGGGATGCCGTTGGCGGCGGCGAATGACCCCCGGACCTGATAGGGTCCGCCCTGCGCCTTTTTATTGACGGCACTCAGGAGATTCGTCGCCGTCGCAATCGTGTGAAAGCCCCCGGCGTCGTCCTCATAGTAAAGCGTCATGTTCATGGCGGACGCGGGGGAGCTGTACCAGCCGGCGCACCAGATGTCCCAGCGGTCGGCGGGAATCCGCAGAATGCGATAGAGCGTGCCCCACGGAATCGTGATGCCGCCGACATAGGTCGTCCCCGTGCCGGCAATGGTCATGTCCCCCACGAGCAGCGGATAGGTCGTATATTCGGGGATGAAGTCGAGCGCGTTTTCCACCCGCGAGAGCCGCTCCTCCAGACTCCCGGTCGCTCCCCGCGTGCTGACGGGTTCCGTGCCGGGGGACGTCGGCACGGCGGCGGGAATACCAGGCGTCGGGGCAATGAGCGGCGTGACGGGACCGGGCATCTTTACTTTTGCCGTTCCAGGTCGCGGCGTTTCAGTTCCACGAGCTGTTGAATGGCAACGGTCTGTGCTCGCAGCTCGCCCGTCTGTGTCTGCAGCTCGTCTAGTGTCTTCGTCTCGGTCTCCACGAGCTTCGCCGCTGCCTCTGTGTTCGCAGCCATGCGGTTGACGATAGTGACCATCGTCTCCTGGAATTTGCCCAGGACAAACCACAACAAGACACCCGCGACCACGATGGGAAAGCCGACCTGGACGACGACGCGGCTGGCAACGTCTACCCAGCCCGCGCCGGGGATGACGACCTGCGGTCCACCAGGTCCATTCGCCATGCCAGGGCAGAGCCCTGGCATGGGAATGAAAACGACTCAAGCGCGTAGCGGGTGAATCTCGCTCATCGGGACGCTAATGAATCGCTCGCGCTTGCCGCGTTTCTTGTCCCGGTGCCGTAGGTCGGAGACCCGGACGACTTTCCCGCGCCGACCGATCAATCGGAGAGCCAGTGTGCCGGCTTTGGTCCGGATCAGTAACTGTAACTGGTCTCCGTCCCCGGCTACATGCCGGATCGTCAGCCCCTCCACATCGCTTATATATTGATGCAGCTCCATCGGGTGGTCCTTTCTGTCCTCTCGGGGACACGTGTAGTATACCATACTGACTGAAAATCTCAACGGAGCTGAATTCGTTGGGGTTTTAACTCACGTCTATGAGCACACGCAGCGGGTTCGGTACCCGCTGAACTGTGTTTCTTGCTTCTGCTTTCCGTGCTAGGCGCCCCGTGTGGCGGACGGGGACGAGCCGAAAAAGCCCCTGCCAATCGCGGACATGCAGGGCTTGTCCGGGCGGGAGCTGGCGCAGCGGCGGGCGCAGCGGGAAGCCGCACGCGAGGGGATGCTCCGGGCGCAAAAGCTTGCCCACATCGATAACAAGCCCCCCGCAGTCGCCGGCAGTAAGCCCACATCATTAGAAGACGCCCGCGACTTAAACGCCCGCGCACTTGGCGAAGTGCTCTTGAAACCCAAGAGCATCCGCCGGTTCGAGCGGCTCCTCTGGTCCAAAGAAGACCGGACCGCCAAGGAAATGTTCGCGCTCGCCTTCAACCACATTCTCTCCACGGCGAAGGGACCGGGCGGCGAGCAGAAGCCGACCCAGGTCATCGTCAATAACTTGGTCGCCCGCCCCGAGAAGAAAGACGAGACCACGGTGGAGGTACGCTAGTGGCTACCGCCGTCGAACCCGTATGGGAGCAGTGGACCCGTGACACGATTCTGCCCCGCCAGCTCCTGACCGTCGGGGACTGGTGGGCACTGCTCGCCCACCGTCCCTATGGAGTCCCGAACGTCGGCGGCTTCTCCCAGGTGCCGCCCGTGTGGGGCAGCGTCGCCAACAGCGCGAACATCGTGGACTGGATGGCGATGAAGCTCTCCGATGACGAAGGCATCGCCATCGCCGAATACCAGGACGGGACCAACGGCTTTTATATCCTGACACTCGCTAACTTCGTGCAGCCGCAGACCCCGCTCGGGTCCATCGGCGCGAGCTGGCAGCTCGTTACGGGGGGGACGGCGAGCATCGCGGACGGGTCTATCACAACCGCCAAACTCGCCGATGCGTCGGTGACGTCGGCGAAGATTGTTGACGGGACCATCGCGACCGCCGATATCGCCCCCGGTGCCATCACCCCGTCTCTCATTGCGGCGGGGTCGCTCACGAGCGCGCAGATTACGCCGGGCGGGATCACCGCGGCGAGTCTTGCGCCGGGTGCCGTGACCACGCCCGCCATCCTGGACGGGTCCGTCACCACAGCAAAGATTGCACCCGGCGCCATCGGGACGGGTCAGATAGCGGATGGGGCCATCCAGTCCGTGGATATCGCGGCGGGCGCGGTCGGCACGTCGCAGCTCGCGTCCCAGTCCGTCACCACGACCATTCTGGCCGATAAGAGTGTCACGACTGCCAAGCTGGCGGACGGTGCCGTGACCAATCAACAGCTCGCCCAGAATTCCGTGACGAGCTGGAACATCACCGACGGTGCCATTCAGACTATCGATATCGCCGACCGAAGCGTCACGGAAGCCAAGCTCGCACTCAATTCCGTCGGTACGCCCGAGCTGATTACCGCGAGCGTCACGACTGCGAAGATTGCGAACGGGAACGTCACGGACCCGCTCATTGCGTCCGTCTCGTGGGCGAAGGTGACGGGAGCACCGACCACATTCCCTCCGTCGGGCAGTGCGTCCGGAGACCTGACGGGCTCGTATCCAGGACCGACCATTGCCGCGAATGCGATAACGACGGCGAAGATTGCGGACGCCCAGGTGACAGACGCGAAGATCGTTTCTCTTGCGTGGGGAAAGCTCACGGGAACGCCGTCGAGCATTGCCCCGTCAGGACCGGCTACAGGCGACCTGACGGGTACCTATCCGGGACCGACCATCGCGGCGCTCGCAGTCACGCAGCCGAAGATCGCCAATGCCGCCGTCGGTACCGCGCAGTTGATCGACGCGAACGTCACGGACGCGAAGATCGTCAGCCTAGCGTATGGGAAGCTGACCGGAGCGCCCACGACCATGCCGCCGTCGGGCACGGCGGGCGGTTCGCTCAGCGGGAGCTATCCTTCGCCAACTATCGCGGCTGGTGCCGTGATGCGCTCCATGCTGGGCACAGACGTTGCCCCCGCTGTGCCCCCGGTCCCCGGCGTCCCGAATGCGAACATGATCGTGGCAGTGAACGGGACCGGCAGCGGCCTGATTTATCAGGCCGCGCCCCCGGCGACCCTCACGCCTGGACAGGTAACGACGCTCTACATCGCGGACGCGCCGAATGGCGTCACCACGGCGAAAATCAGTGACCTGGCTGTGACGACGGCGAAGATTGCGGACGCGAACGTCACGCGGGCCAAATGCGCCACGGATTGCTGGTTGCCGCCCGTCCCGAGCGCGCCGGCCGATATCGGCAAGTCGCTCGTGGTGCAGGCAGGCCCAACACTCTCCTGGGTAACGCCCGCTGCGGCGACCACGATCAGTGCAACCGCACCCGTCGCACCGAAGGTCGGACAATTGTGGTGGCGGAACGACCCCGACGGCAATTTATTCATTTACTACGACGACGGGAATTCGCAGCAGTTTGTTCCCGCCGTACCGTCGTCGATCGGCCCGTGGAGCGTGTCGGGCGCGACGCTCACGCCGACCGATGCGGCGAAGCGGGTCGTCATTCCCGGCCCAACGGCAGCGGGCGCGGATCAAAGCAACCTGATACTTGGCTCTGGAGCGGTCAAGACGCGGCTTGGTTCCACGGTCGGGCAGACGTCGGCGTATTTCACGGCGAATACTGCCTGGAACGGCACGGCGTGGACACGCGACGATACGGGGAAGGCTGCCTGGTTCCTCGTTCTCGATCCGAGTGCTGATACCTGCAACATGTATCACACGTCGGTTGCGGGAACGTCGGCGGCGCTGCTCACGCTCGACAACACGGGCGCTCTGTCGGTTGTGGGAAATGTGTTGAATGTGAACACGCGAGCCTCAATTAACGGCGATGGTTCATCGTGCAATGTGTATGGCAATGTGAATTGGTCGCCGGGGTACAATTCCGGGCAGCATACGTGGCAGTTGAGCCTCTACTACGCCGGGGACATCTTCAACGTACTCCGCGATAACATCACGCAAATGAGCCTGAACAATGCAGGCAATCTCAGCATTGTCGGTCCCACTGCTACCAAGGCGAGCGGGACGACGTGGGCGAATCCCTCCGACCAGAGATTGAAGGATGACATCGCCCCTTACGATGCTGGCCTCACCGAAGTCTGCCGCCTCGCTCCGATCACCTATCGGCTGAAGGCGCAGCCAGATGGGCCGATGCACTACGGCTTCGACGCAAGCGCCGTGCGCGATGTCTTCCCTGAGTGCGTTACGGAGACGCGCATGAAACTTGACCCCGCTGACGAAGAGGAGACGGACGGCGTGCTCACGTTCGACATGCATCCGATCCTGGTCGCGTTGGTGAACGCGGTGAAGGAACTTGCCGAGAAGGTAGGCGCGTGATGGCAGCACTCGATTTCCCCGCATCGCCCACGGTGGGGCAAATCTACAACGGCACGAACGGCGTCAGCTACACCTGGGATGGGACCGTGTGGACGGTGCCGCAGGGGGGCACCGATCTCTGGACGATTTCGGGGACGACGCTGACGCCAGTGGATGCGACGAAGACCGTCAGCGTGCCGGGCGACGCGACGAAAGCGAGCCTCATTCTTAGCAATTACAGCACCGGGGCTCGTGTGCGTGTCCAGGCGAATAATAACGCCGCGACGATCCCATTTCTTGCGCTTACGGCTAATCGTGATGCGGTCAGTGGCGTTGTCGATGATACGACCAAGCCAGCGTGGCAAATCCTCCTCCGACCAGATGCCGACGCGATGAACATAGGCCGCGTGCCCGCCGGTGGTGCGCTTGCGACCCTGCTCACGCTCGACAGCGGGGGGAGCCTGACGTTGCCGGGTCAAGGAATGAATCTCTCCCTCGGTGGGCCGATGGTTGGCATACTCAATCAAAACACGAGCGGGTCGTTTGGCGTTATGACAAACAACCCGTGGGCACCGCAGGACGCGACGAAAGCATCGTGGGCGATGTTTCTCGACGTGAGCACTGATAGTATCCACGTTAATCGACGGCAGCCGAACGCCGCAGCGGGGACGGCACCGATTCTCTTTAGCCTCGATGGCAATGCCAACGTGAATATTACGGGTCCAACAGTCGGCACGACAGGCAACTTAACGATCAACGGGAACACGGCAACCAAGAACACGGGTACGACGTGGGCGAATCCCTCCGACGAGCGCATGAAAAAGAACGTCGCGGATTATGGCACCGGGCTCGATGCCATCACGCGACTGCGTCCCGTGTCCTTCGAGTACAACGGGGAGCTTGGCAGCGTGGACGACGGCCGCACCTGTTACGGCTTTATCGCTCAGGAAGTCGAGCCCGTGATGCCCGACTGCGTCGGCACGCAGGAATGGTCGCCGACGGCGGTCGAAGAGGGCGAGCCAAAACCCGCCCCGATCACGCTGAAGACCCTCGACCAGTCGAACATCATCCTGGCGCTCGTCAACGCCGTGCGCGAGCTAGCGACCCGCGTCGTCGCATTAGAGGCAGCATGACACTTGTGGAACGCCGCTCGCAGCTCATAGAGCGCCTGCAGGGGATGCAGGACGCGCACCGTCGCTTACGGGATTCGCTCGCGCAGCTCGGGAGTCAAAGCGACCAACTGAGTGGCGCCATTCAGGTACTGGACCAACTGATAGCGGAGGAAGGGGAAGGCAATGTCAGCAGTCAGCCGTGCCCAGCAACACTTGATGGGAATGAAATACGCCCAGGCGAAACAGTCGAAGAGCGGTAAGGCCAGCATGGACGGCTCCACCATGACCAAGTCTCAGCTCCGTGATTTCGCCGGAACCAAGACGAAGGGACTCCCGCGTCGGGTGAAATCGCGCTAGATGCCCGCCGCAACATCCGTCGAGACCTATCAGCCCTCCGACGTCCAGAATGGCTTTCACGGGGACGGGGCGAAGTTCCGTCTCCTGCTCGGCGCGTGGCGTGCGGGCAAGTCGGTCGCGATGATTTGGGAGTGTATCCTGCTCGCACTCGAACATCCCGGCGCCCGCTTCGTCATCTTCCGCAAGACCTACCCTGCGCTGCGCGACACGACCTGGCGCGACTTTTTGCTGGAATGTCCCCCCGAGCTAATCGAGGGGGAACCCCGCCGCACGGAAGGCCGCGAGGAAGTCACCATCAAGGGTGGCACGCTCGTCATGGCGCGCTGCCTGGACGACTGGCGGAAACTCGGCTCGGCGTCGTTCGATGCCATCTTCGGCGATGAAGCATACGAATTCAGGCCTGAAGACGACACGATGCTCAGCAAGGCGCGGCTCAGCGGGAAGATCGGACCGCGCCGGCTCGTCTATGCGACCAATCCGCCGAACCGGGATCACTGGCTCTACAAGACCTTCGTCCTGGAGAAGCAGTCCAACATGGCGGTTCACCACTTCGCCACGCTGGACAATTGGTCCCGCTGCTACAAGCGGCATCCGAGTGACGAGCCGGCGGAGGAAGGTGCGGACGAAGCCCCGCTCTGTAACCGCCGCCCGGACAAAATCCTGCATGACGGGACCGTCGGGCACAACAACATCTCCGACGACTACATTGCGGAGCTGCAGAAGATGCCCGAGAACCGGCGCCGCCGGTTCCTTGACGGACAATGGGGATTCACCGCGACCGGCACGCCCGTCTTCCCCGAGTTTTCCGAGACGCGGCACGTCACGGTACTCATCCCCGAGCGGAACGTCACCGTCATTCGCGGCTGGGATTTCGGCTATCGGCACCCCTGTTGCATCTGGGTCCAGTGCCTGCCGACGGGGCACGTCCATGTCCTGGACGAGCTGCTTGGCACGAACGAAGACATCGAGATGTTCGCCCGGCGGGTGAAGCAGCGGACCCTGGAGAAATTCGGCGACATGCCGGTGCAGGATTACTGCGACGCAGCGGGCGTCCAGAAAAACGACCTGGGGTTTTCCTGTGTGCAGATTCTGCGGCGTGGCGGCATCGCCCCCCGGTTCCGCAAGCTCAAGATATGGCCCACCGTCGAAGCGCTCCGCGACCTGATATCGCGGACCCATCTGGGCGTGCCGCTACTCCGCATCCATGCCGAATGCACGTGGATTCGAGAGGCCTTTACGGGCGGTTATCGGCTGCACGTCGGGCTGGACGGCGTCGAGACCCCGAAGAAAGACGGGCTCTATGACCACGCGATAGACGCGCTCCGCTATGCGCTCGCGGACATTCTGCATCCCGTCGCCAGTGCAGTCAGCCATGATCGGGCGCTCGTCCGAGCGGTCCCAGGACAGCGGGTGGACATATGATGGACCCAAAAGTCGCGGACGAGCTGTCCCAGGAGTCCAGTCCGCTCAGCGACCGTCTGTCCATGGCGATTCGGAATCGGGTGCGCGCGTCCGAGCAACGCTGGGGTGGACGTCACCAGCGCTGGCGGGAGTCCGAGCGACTCTATCGCTCCTTCCGCTATGCGGACTCCGAAGACAAGAACACGCGGTCGCGGTCGCTCACCGAAGGCGTGCAGAAAATCGTAGTCCCGTATACCTACGCGCAGATTCAGTCCATTCTCGCCTTTCTCGTTACGGTCTTTACGGACCGGAAGCCGATATTCCCCGTGGAGCCGGTGGGCGACTACGTCAAGGCCGCGATGCTCCATGAGCATCTCCTCGAATACCAGATGGACCGCATGCGGCCGCGCGGTCTCTTGATTCTCATTCAATGGATGTTCGATGCGCTCCGTTACGACTGGGGCGTGATCAAGAACGTGTGGACCATCCGCGAGTGGCCCCAGCTCGTCCGCACCTTCGCCCCCGACCTGTTTGGCACCGGACAGCAAGAGGATTATCTCTCGGAGCAGGACATTGTCTCTTATGAGGGAAACGAAGCGATGAACGTTTCCCCCTTCGATTTCTTCCCCGACCCGCACCGCTCACTCGCAGACTTTCAGCGGGGCGAATTCGTCGCGCACCGCATGCGCCGCTCGCCGACGGAGCTGGAAATCAAAGAGGCCGAAGGGATGTATGCGGGCGTCGAGTTTATCCCGTACCGTCCCGGCGGCTACGGGTACCCGGACGTGACGTCCTACGCGGGCGGGCGCTCGGCGCTCGGCGAGACGGTCAATCTCTCCCAGGAATGGACGCGCGGGCGCATTGACCAGTTCGATAAGGGCTACGTCAACATCCATGAGATGTGGTGGTTCTGTAAGCCGAAAGAGCTGGGCCTCCCCACCACACGGTCAAATGACTTGCCGTCCTTGTGGGTCTTCACAATGGCGAATGCGGCACGGATCATCCGTGCGGAACCGGCGAACCTCCCCGGACGCCGCTTCCCGTTCGCGGGCATCCAGATCAACTATGACGTCCACTCGCCCGCCACGCCTTCGATGGTGGAGACCGTGTCCGGGCTGCAATACCATCTGTCTTGGCTGTTCAATTCCCGCATGGCAGCGGTGCGGAAGACGCTGAATAACGAAGTCATCGTAGACCCCTCGCTGCTCGAAACGGTCGATTGGTCGAACCCGAACCCATCGGGAATCTGGCGGATCAATAAAGAGCACTACACGACGGGCGCCGCCAAGGAAGCCGTCTTCCCGCTGCCCGTCCAGGACACGACGCAGCATCATCTGGCGGACGCGCAGACGGTCATGGACCTGATTGAGACCGTGACGGGCGCCAACCGACTCCTGCAAGGCCTCTCGAACACCGGCCGGCGTGCGGCGACCGAAGTCCAGGCGCAGCTCTCACTCGCGTCCGGGCGCATGAAGCTCATCGGTGTGACCTGTGCCGCCCAGGGCATGATCGAATGGGCCGAGATGATGCTGGAGAACACGAAGATGTTTCTCTCGCAGCGCCTGCAAGTCCCGACGCTCGATATCTACCGCAAGATGCTGCAAGACCCGATGGTCAATATCGGACCCGAACTGCTGCAAGGCGAGTTTCGGATTCCGATGCTGGAGCAGGGCATCCCGACTGACAAGAGCATGTGGGTCAACACGCTGCGGGAAGTGCTGCAGATGTGCATGCAGAACCCGAGCGTCGTCATGCCGCCCAATGCGACAATCAACGTCATGGAAGTCTTCACTGAACTGCTCCGCATCACGGGCATTCGGAACCTGCAAGACTTCGTCACCGTCATGCCAGACCAGCAAGTCCAAGCGCAGATGCAGCAAGGGAATCTCGTGCCGGGTGCGGGCGGACCGTCGCAGCCGCCGCCGGCACAGGGGAGCGATGGGTTCCCGGTCGGCGCGAGCCCAAATCCCGCTGCGAGCATGGCGGGCGCTCCGACATGACCACGCACAAGAACGTGGGGGAAGTCGCTTTCCTGCTCGGCATCCCCCGGCGGCGCGTGCAGTGGTGGATTCAATGCGGGTGGCTGCAGGTCGAGCCGCGCCCGGTCGGACGGGGATACTACTTCCGTATTTCACAGGACGAGCTGGACGTGGCGCGGCGAGCGGTCAAGCATCTGCGGGATTTTGGCGTCCAGGCGTCGGGCGGACTCTTCGCGCGCATGAGACGGTCGAATGGCGCAAATCAAGCAACGGCTTTTAATCAAAGTTCAGCAGCGAGTGCCTGATCACCAGGCCCGCCGCGTCTTCAATCATCTGAACGCGGAAGGGTCGCTCCCGATTATCCTGGACGTGCTGCGGGACCATCGGGATACGCTGGTGCGGCGCATCGAGCGGGCTTATATCTATCACCTAGCCGTCACGGACGAGCAGAGAGCCGCGCTCTACGCGCGCCACGGCGCCGCCCAGGAAGTAGACCGGCTCATTGCCACGTTCGAAGCGCTCGGCGCTGCGCTCGGAGACGCCACCGCCACGCCGCGCGCCGGGTAACAGTTCTCTGGGGAACCAGTCTTCTGGTTCTGTAACATGCTTGCATAGTATGCCCGTGCGCGCTACACGCGCGCTATGGCGTCGCAGGATTTCTCTCGTGGTCTCGCGGCCATGGCGAACGTCAAGCGGCCCGAATCTCCTGGCCCGCCGCCCGACGAATTCGAAGACGACCGCGAAGCACCAGGATTTGAACGTCCCCCGGATCAGACCGAGCCGGAAGAGGAACCCGAAAGTATCACCGGCAGACCCACGGTCTCGGAGGAAATAAGCACACTCCGGGAGCGTCTCGCGGCGGAAGGTGCACGCCGCGAACAGATGCAGCGCGAAGTCGAATTCCTCGCGCGGGCATCGATGACGCAGCAGCAGGCGCAACAGCCGCCGCCGATGGACCCCGTGCGCGAAGCGATGAATCTCTTTCGCATCGATCCGCACACGTGGAACCAGATGTTGGCGGACCCCGAGCGCGGCGCGGAGCTGGCGACCAACGCGCTGCAGAGCGCGGTCCTCATTGGCTCGCAGCTTTCCCAGAATCACCAGCAAGCCGTGCTCCAACAGGTCGCGCAGCATCTCCATTCCCAGAATCAGCAGAGCGTCATCGCCCGCGAAGGCGAAGAGATGAAACGCATGTTCTGGGAGCGCAACCAGAACCTGCTGCCCTACGAACGCCTCGTCCGCCAATTCGCCTCTGAAGTCGCGGGCGAAGTGAATCAGGGACGCCAGTACACCTCGGAGCAAGTCCTCCACGAAATCGGCTCGCGGACCCGCGCAGAACTGCGCGCGAACTACAACACCGATGTTCCCGAGCCGACCGCTGGCCGGCGGGCTCGGGTCGCTTCGATGACCGACGCGCGGGAGCGCTATCGCCCCGCCGCCGCAGAGATGGGTGCCGGGCTGGGCCGGCGGAGTGCGCCACTCACCGGAGTGCAAAAGTCGCTCTACCGGCTTGCGCGGCGGGGCTGAGAGGGGACTAGCCGATGGCAATTCTGGGCATGTATGGCACCGGGAATTTCGCGGATGACGAGCGTCCGAAGAATTGGCGCCAAGGCATCAATTTGGTTTTCCCAAACGGCGACACGCCGTTAACCGCCATCCTCTCGATGCTGCCGGACGAGCGGACCGACGACCCGGAATTCCGCTGGTTCGAGAAAGGCATGCCGCTGCAGCGGGCGAATATCAACGGCGCGAAGACGACTGACCCGCCCGCTATCGGCGATACGATTGCATCGGGTCAGGCGGATGACGCCATCGCCTATCTGCTCGTGGACGACCCCACCATCTTCTCTCCCGGTCAGGTCATCATGAACGAGACCACGGAAGAGAATATGCTGATAGCGTCCGTCTCCACGACCAACAGCTCAATCGCGGTCCGCCGGGACCACGGCAAGAAGTTTGCCACGAACCCGGCACTGACGGGCGGCGCATCGAGCGGACTGGGGGACGGCACCGGCTCGGGCGACCCGATTCTGATTGTCGGGAACGGCTCTCCGGAAGGCGCCGACTCCAAGGACGCCGTCACGTATATGCCTTACCGGCATTTCAATTTCACGCAGATTTTCCGCAACAGCATGGAATTCACTCGGACCGCGCTCCGCACCCGCACCCGCTACGACTCGTCTGGTCCGTACACAGAAGAGCAGCGCCAGTGCTACCAGCTCCACGCACTGGACATCGAGCGTGCCATTCTTCTCGGTGAGCGCGCGGAAGTGACGTCCATTCCCGGCGGTGCAGGAAACCTGACGGGGACGTCTCAGGGGAAGCCCCTCCGCACCACGCGGGGTGTGCTCAACTGGCTTCCCACCGTCTCGACTGACCCAAACACGCCAGCGCTCAACTGGGATATCGGAACCGCATTCGGCGGCACCTTGAACGAGCGGGCAGCAGACAACTGGTGTGAAAACGTCTTCCGCTACGGGGCGAGTGAAAAGCTGGTCCTCTGCGGGTCCACGTTCCTGAACGCCTGGAACCGGATGGCGAAAAACAAGTTCATGATCGAAGCCGTCCCGACAGACGAGACCTATGGACTGAAGCTCACTCGCTACCTGACCCCCTTCGGCTCGCTGCTCTTCAAGCAGCATCCCCTGCTCTCGATGGACCCCGTGCTGCGGAAGGACGGGTACGCCATCGACGTGCAGTTCCTGAAGCTCCGCATCCTCGATGACACCGACTTCAAAATGAACGTCCAGGGCAACGGGGTGGACTCGAACAAGGACGAATTCATCACGGAGCTGGGCCTGGAAGTTCACTTCTCGGGTGCTGCCCCCTCGACGGCGGGCGGACTGCCTGGCACCGCTGGACCGGGCGCCCACGGACGGCTCAAGGGAGTCGCGGACTACACGCCATGAGCGCGACCGTCACGGACAAAAAGAGCGACGTGGAGAAGTGGCTGTCTGGGACTGTGCAGCGGACCTGTCACGATATCCCGCGCACCACGAAGGAAAAGCAGGGCACGTATGGTGCGCGCGGCGGGCCGGCGGTCCCGAGCGATGAAACCCGGTATCGCGGCAATCCGCCGCCGGGGAAGGTGCGGTGATGGTGAAGTCGAAGGACGCCGCGCACGAAGACGCCGCCCCGGAGCCCGAAGAGAAGGTGGGCGGACCAGAGCAGCTCGCTATCTCCGTCTCGACTGACCCGAATCTCGGCAGTCTCCGCTACGGGGACCGCTTTTCGAAGGGCATGGGCTTCAAGGTGCTGGGGCTCCGGGTGAGCCCGGCGGACTACACCGCGACCGGCGTCAAGCTCGCCACCATCCTGCCGCAAATCGGGTGGAAGAACATCTATGGCTTGGTCGGCCTCTCCTGGGCGACGAACCCGACGGGGACGCCGCAGACCTGGACCATCAAGCCGTTCGTCATGGTCTGGGACGCCATCAACCAGAGCATACGGGCCTACAAGGGCAGCGCGGGTGCGCTGACCGAAATCGCAGGCGCGGACATCGCGACCAACGACCTTGTCCGCGTGATTGTGGTCGGAGGGTAACCATGCGACCGCCGAGACCGCCAAAGGCCGGGAAGATGCCGCCACTCAATCCCGGCAGTCTCAAAGGCGGGATGAAAGGCGGCGCGAAGTCCAAGCTCATTAGCGCGAAGCCGCCGAAGATGGCGCCGAAAGGATACTGACATGGCGAAGATGGACGGCACGGGAGCGGATAGCCTTCCTCCCAAGGTGCAAGGCGCCCAGGCGAATCAGGACAAGCGGGCCGAAGGCGGCGGCGACGACTGGACGAAGTCCAAGGGTGGGTTCCATATCGAGGCCAGCCGTACCAAGCCGCTCGGCGGCGCGGGGGCCACGAAGTCGGAAGCGAAGTAGCGAGCGACCCACGAGCCGGCGCAACGGCTCGCGCGGACGGGTGAGCCGTGATTCTCGATGACGTCCGGACACAGTTACGCGCGCATACCGTGCTCACGAGCACGGACCTGACCGACGCGCAACTGGACGAATTCATCTGGACGACCATCGAGCGGTTGCAGCAGACCGCTGACTGGCATTTCCAGGAAAACAGCGTCCAGATTCCCGTTGCCGCGAATAGCTACACGGGCGTGCCGCTCCCGAGCGACTTCGTGGTGGAAGCGGCGGTCTATCAGTTCACGCCCCCGTCGGCGGCGGGACCGGGAGTCCTGCAGCCCATCGGACGTCTACCGGGCGGGCGCGTTGACTGGGCGGTCTACACGACGCGGCAGGATCGAAACGAATCCTTCCCAGTGCCGGCACCGTCGGGACTGTCCTATTACATTTGGATGGGACAGCTCTGGGTGGTCCCGGCGCAGTCCAGCGATATCACCGTCCAGCTCGATTACTTCTCCGACCCGCCGAACCCGATTCAGACGACGGACCAGGGGGGCTTGCTCGGCGTCTCGCCCCGCACCGTGCTCTGGGGCTCGCTGCAGCTCACGTATCTCTATCTGCATGAAGTCGAGCTAGCGAGTGCCGTCGGGGACATTTACAACCAACTCCTCGACGCCGCGTTCAAGCGCGAGCAGGGCCGGCGCATGGGCGCTACGCAGTACACGCGGACGCGGTGATGCAGCGTATTTACCCAGTGCAGAATCTCTCCCAGCTCGCACTGTACGCGGACGACATCGCGGCCGGGATTGATTCCATACTGGCGAGTGCCCACGAGCACGGGCGGGACATTCGGACCCGAGAGGAAATCTGGGAAGAGCTACAGAACCACGTGGAGATTGCGCCGCATGGGCGGGTCTGGGTGGTCATTGAGGATGGCGTCCTCATTGCGTGGCTGTGCGGCAAAATCTACGTGGACGGGAAGCGCCGCAACGGCTGCATCACGTGGGCCTGGGCACGGACCGGCTGCAAAGTCTCTGCGGATGTCGTCCATCACGCGGAAGACTACTTCCGGGAGCGGGAGTGTCAGGCGGCATATCTCGGGCGCTCATTCCTGCAGACCTCCTTTTCCCGGCTCATGCGCCGATACGGCTACGAACTGTCTTCTATCGTCTACGAGAAGAAACTGAACGGGGTGCAGCATGGCGTCACTGTCGGACCTCCTAGTCGGGAAATCGGAACAGACGGTACAGGGCGGGACGCAGACGCAGTTTCAGAAAACGGCGCCGACAGCGGCGGAGACCCAGCTCAACGACCTGCTCAACCGGGCGATGATCGGGCAGCTCGCGAAGCCTCCGGAGACGGCGATATCGGTGCCGATGCAGCAAGCGGTATCGAGCTACCAGCGGATGATGCCGACGCTGCAGCAAGCGGCGTCGGGCTCGCTGGCGCAACGGTTGGCGGGACCGGCGCCGGGGACGGGAATCTCGGGACAGGGACCGGCGGGAGCGTCGCAGGACTGGACGCCGGGAGCGGGAGCGAATCAGGCGGGCCTGCAGACGCGGGAGCAGCTCGGGCTTCCGGATCGTAGCTCGTATTTCACCTTCATGCCGTCGGCGCAGCAAGTGGCGGATATCGGGCTCGCGCCCATCCGACCGGGTGGTGAGAAGCCCGTGCGCCAGGCCTTCGAAAAGCAGCAGAAGCAGCAGGCGAACCAAGCGGCACGGGAAGCGCGGAAGGCGATTCCGCCGGGGCCAGGTGCAGGGAAGGCGCGGAAGGCGGCGGCGACTGCGGCCCGGATCAAAGCCGGTCAGGGACCGAGCTATCTATAGGACGAGGGAGAAGCCATGCCTTGGCTTGCAGCATTGGCAGGGGGAGCAGCGGAAGGCGGGGCAGCAGCCGGCGCAGCGGGTGCAGGAGCAGGCGCGGCGGGCGCAGCCGGCGCAGCGGGTGCCGGTGCGGCGACCGCAGCGGAAGCCGCAGCCGCCGCAGAAGCGGCAGGCGCGGCGGGCGCGGGTGGAGCGACAGCGGCAGGGACGGCGGGTGGACTGGGCGCCAGCATGGCGGCACCGGAAGCGGCGGGGATGGGGGGTGCGGCGTCCAGTCCCGCGCTCGCGGGTGCGAATGCGCTTGCGGCTGGCTCGCCTGAGTATGCTGCCAGCCTGGGGAGTGGTGGCGCGGGTGGCTTCTCTGGGATGGCACCGGGCGGCGCCGGATTCAGCGGCATGACGGACGCGAATCTCGGCATGGGCGTCACGCCGACGGGAACGCAGGTCGGGGTCATTCAGCCGACGACGGGCACCGGCATGGGCGCCAGCGCGGGCATGGGGATGGGCGGCGATACCGGCGGCGGCACAGCGTCTCCGGGGACAGGCTGGGGCGATATGGCCGGGAAAGCCTGGTCGAAGTTGAAGAGCGGCATGAACCAGCTAGCCCAGCTCCGTGACCCACACTGGGAGCAGGAAAGTCCCGGAGCGAAAATCGGGAGTCTGATTCAGGGCCTGGACGCTGGGGCGAAGCCCGCGAAGACCACACCCTGGATGAGCTATGGAATGCCGGGCGGCGCGAATCTCCAGTTGAATCCGCCGCACCGTCCGCAGCTCGATCCACAAGCGCAGCAGCTTGCCATCATGCAAGCCTTTAACATGCAGGGGTGAGACGATGGCGATTCGACCACTACAGCAATGGCAGCGGCAGGGACTCAACCGAGCGACTACCGCTGGCAATCAGGGCCAGTACCTGCAGAACCATCCCGGCGTCGCGCAGCACCAGCAGAAGGTGGCGCAGCGGCAAGCGGGACAGCAACCGGCAGCGCAGCAGGGGAATGCCGCGATGCAAGCCGGCGGCGGACTCATGGGCGGCGCTCCGCAAGGGTCCGGGAACACGGGCGCACCGAAGGCTGGTGGACAGGGCGGTGGCGCACAGGGACAGGCGCCGGGACAGCCCCCGCAGCAGATACCACGGCAACCGATGGGTGGTGGCTGGGGTGGTGCACTCGGGGGAATGGCTGGCGCACAAGGACCGTTGGGACAGCCTGGAGCCGGTGGAGCGGGACAGCCTATGTGGCGTGTGCCAGGCTACGTGAATATGGGCGATGCCACTGCCGGGGGTGGCTACAACTGGGGACGCGGCGGCGGCGGCCCACAAGGTGGCTTTCAGCAGACGCCACAACAGGGCGGCTTAGCGAACCTGCAAGGGCAGCCGTCCGGTGGGACGAGCATGTATAACGCGCCCCCGCCCCCAAGCATGCAGACCACAGGCGTCTACAAGTCGCCCGAGCAAGCTGCACAGGAAGGGCAAGCGAACCTGCAAAAAATGTGGGGTGGACAACCGCCGCCGACCTCGTGGCAAGAAGCCTATGCACGTGGCTATCCCCAGCCCGGCGGCGGACAAGGGGGACTAGCTGGGGCACAAATGGGTGCCTTGAGTAACCAGCTCAGCCAGATGGGGGCGGGCGGGAATATGACTCCGCAGAACATGCAGGCGCTCCTGCAAGCGCTCAATAGCGTCCGTGGGGCCTATTAAAAATGGCCCGTCCCGCACCGCGACAGCCGGCGCGGATACAGCCGAGACCGCCGGCTCAGCCCGCGCAGCCCAAACCCCAGCCGATACAGCCGCTGCAACAGTGGCAGGTTCAGGGCCTCAAGAAAGCGACTGCCGCCGGGAATCAGCAGCAGTACCTGCAGCAGCACCAAGGGGTCCAGCAGCACATCAACAAGCTGCAGGCTGGGAATCCGAAGCAGCAACAGCGTGCCACCAATCTGCTTGGCGGCGGTGGACAGCCGGCCGCGCCTCCGCAGGGCTCGGGAAATACGGGCGCGAGCAAGCCTAGCGGCGGTGGAGAACAACCGCCCGCTGCAGCGCCCGCTGCTGCACCGGCAGCGCCTGCCGCAGCACCGGCACCAGCCCCGACGTATACTGGCGCACTCGAAGGGCAATTCGGGACAGGTAATCCCTTCGGCATGCAGAGCTGGTATGGCGATAACCCGCTGGAGACCGCGAACGCGGCGGCGAACCAAAATCTGGGTGTCAATCTCGCCGACATACGAAATCGTTTCGCGGGTATGGGGACCGCGAACTCGGCCCA